TTTACACTAACACCTCTCGAAGAAGAGCAGCCTTCTCAATTTGGCCTGACACCTGTTGAGCAGGTTTCAAAACCTACGTCCGAGACCCAAGAGTCCACGACACAGGAAATAGCGGAAGGTATTGCGTCTGGTTTAATTGCTATTCCACAAGGACTGGCAGAACTTGGCGCGTCTGCCGTTGATCTTGCACTCGATACGAACTACTCAACTGACGTAACAAATTTTGCGGACAGTATAAGAGATATGGCTGGCATAGATCCAGAAGGAGCCGCCGGAGAAATAGCTGAGGTTGTAACTCAGTTCGTGATTCCCGGTCTTGGCGCAGCGGGTCTTGTAAGTAAACTTGGGCGTGTAAAGAACATGTCTAGCCTCGCTAGAAAAGCTTCTCAAATAGGCGCGGCGGGTGTCACCGACGCGATGGTCGCAACTGATGGCGTCACAACACTAGGGGACTTTTTCGGTGGTGGTATAACACAATCAACGGACACCGTTGGCCTTGAAGGTCGTGAGGCGGCGGCGGCTAAAATAGGTAATAAGTTAAAAATAGGACTTGAAGCTATGGGGGCAACGGCGGCTGTTGATCCTGTGCTAAAAGCTTTAGGGTACACAGGTAGGGGTGTAACTAAAGTTGCCACGCCAGTTTTTTCTCCAGTCGCCAAAGGGGCATTGATGGCTGGGACGGCGTTGAGCTCCAGCGTTCAAAAGCTAGCGGAAGAACACCCTTTACTGGATGGCTTTCTTGCCGCGTTTAGATCTCGAGGAAATCTTTCACAAGAGTTGTATGAAGCTAGAAGCAGAATACGAGGGGAAGTAGACGCTGAGTTGGGGCAGGTTTCTCGGACGGTTCTTCAAATAGAAAGCGGCATAGACGACGCACTAAAAGAAACTGAAAGCACATTAGCAGATGCTTCTCCTCTAGCTAGAGAAGAAGGGTTAAATCGACTTTATGCGTATTTAACAAAAGAAGAATCTTTTGTTAAAGAAGCAGAAAAGGCTGGTCTACCACCGTTAAAAATGTTGCCAAAAGAAATGCAGGTAGGCGCTCGCAAAGCACGAGTTCAGGTAGACAGGCTCACGAAACAAATCGAGGGTTCTGATTATTTGGCTCGTGAGGGTCTTACGGGCAAAGAAGCCGAAGCCGCAGAAATTATGGAACGAAACATAGGATCGTATCTTCGTAGACGATACAAACTATTTGAAGATAAAAACTACATGGGTTCAGAGGCTTTCAAACAAAATCGATTGGATGCCATAGAATACTTTAAGTCTTCCCCTTCGGCGGCAAAAAATATTGCTGAAGAGATAGGTTCTACATTGGAAGACGGTGTAGATGTAATAGTCGAAGGTGGTAAAGAGCTATTAACTAAAGATGCCGCGCAACGTCTTACGGATGATTTTGTTGCTCAGTACACAGGGAAGTTTTTAAAAACACCGGGCAAAAAAAATGCTCAGACCGTAGCAAGGAACGGCTTGCGAACAGGTCTGTTTAAAAGTAGGCAAGCTAATAATCAAGTTCTTCGCAGTTTAATGGGCGAGATCAAAGATCCTATGGAAGCTCTAGTAACAACGGTGGCCGACATGGCTGAATTTGTTGCTACAGATAGATTCTATAAATTTATAAATCAAAACTTAGTCGATAAAGCGTCTGGGGACTTTTTGTCACAAGAGGCTTTTATGCGGTTACCTAAAACAGCACAGGGGGCATATCAACAGCTTGGGGAAGGTTTTGGCTCATTAAAAGATAACGTCTACGCAAAGAACAATGTCTACAAAGATCTAACAATGCAAACAAAGTCTAACACAAATGACGTGGCGCAAGTAATGCGTGCTACATACTCAGGATTTTTGCGGGGTAAAGGTATCACTCAATACGGAGCAACCGTTCTTTCTCCAATAACGCAAATAAGAAACTTCACATCTTCTAGCTTATTTGCGTTAGCTCAAGGTAACGTGGGAACTGGTGCAAACCTTTTTGATTCGATCGGAGTTGTGTGGGATAATATTGTTAAACGACCAGACAAAGAAAATTACTATAAAAACCTACAGAGAATTGGAGTGGTTGGCACACAAACTCAGTTACGAGAAATGGACGCTTTGATAAGTGATGGACTAGGTGTAACAAAGGGTGCAACACCAGATGCTTTGGACATTCCTACTAGCGGTTCATTTGGCCAAGCATTTAGTCGAGGCAAAACAGGTTCGTTTTTAAGTAGTATTAATAAACGTGCTCGTGATCTATATCAGGGCGGTGACGACGTTTGGAAAGTGTATAACTTTGAGTTTGAAAAAAACAAAATTCTTTCCGCGTTAGGTTCGGAAGAACAAGTTATAGCGATAACGGGAAAGAGTTCTGATCAATACTCAGCAGATATTGTAAAGAATACGGTTCCTAATTACGAACGTGTTCCAGAGGTTATTCGAGAATTGCGAAAACTTCCTGTTGGTAACTTTATTGCCTTCCCTGCTGAGATTCTACGCACAAGTGCAAATACCTTAAAACAATCTCTGGATGAGCTAGCTAGTTCCAACGCAAAAGTTCGTGAGATTGGAATGCGAAGATTGATGGGATTTACTACTACAACGATGGTAGTGCCCACCGCCCTGCAAAAAATGGCCTTAGACTTAACGGGCACAACACAGGAACAGATAGATTCCGTTCGTGAAAGCGGAGCACCGTGGGAACAAAACTCTTTGCTCTTGCCCACCAGTACAAAGACAGGCTCTGACGGTAAGCAGATAATTACAGGCTATGTAAATTATAGCTTTACTAATCCGTACAGCTACTTATCGAAGCCAGCAAGAGCCATCATGAACGCCTACAGCAAGGGCGAGGACATAGGTTCGGATACAAACAGAATTGCCACGGACGCTGTGATGGGCGCCGTAGCAGAAATGTTCGAGCCATTTGCTGGAGAGTCTATCCTGACTGAAAGATTGTTAGACGTTACTGTGCGTAACGGAGTGACGCAGACCGGAGCCAAAGTCTATAGAGACGATCCCGAAGTTGAAACTACAGGAGATAAGGTTCTAAAAAGTTTTGCTCATATATCTGGTGCATTTATACCAGCCGCTGTAAAGCTGGGCGTTGATGTCAAAGGTCAGAAAAAAGAAACTCAGGCACCCGGCTTAGAATTAGGAAGACTTGCTAGATCTTTTACTGAGGACACAATCGATCCATCCGGTAACGAGCGTAAAGTAGCGCAAGAAATATTTCGTGCTTTAACAGGTTTCACCGAGACAGAAGTAAAAGCAGACAGAACGGTTATGTTTACAGGTTTTGAGTACAATCGAGGGCTTAGAAGCGCTAGCGGAATATTTAACTCAGCCGTATCTACAAAAGGAACTCTTGATTCAGACAACGCGATACAAACATACATTGATGCTAACGAGGCTCACTACAGAGTAGCAAATCAGATGTACAGAACCATTCAAAATATGCGTACCGCTGGTATTTCAGATGCTGAAATACGAAGGTCTTTGAAACAAAATAAAATAATGAACGCTAGCAAACTTATGCGTGGCGAGTTTGTTCCATTTAGTCCTAGTTCTGAGGTTAAAAAAAGAGTCCGGAAAAATGGCAACGCTTTACCTATGGCAGAAATAAATAAATTAAAGTCTGAGTTTAGAAAACGTAAACTGGGAAAGCCAGTAGAGCAGGAACCAGTAGAGCAAAAGCCTTTTGTTTTAACGCCAGTAGAGCAAAAGCCTTTTGTTTTAACGCCAGTAGAGCAGGCTCCAGCAAGTGCGACCTCGAACCTCGGAACTTTACCTGCGGCATCAGGCCAGTCAAGTGCAGCCGCAAGAACAAACCCTGCACTTCTTGGTGGTGGCAACCCGCTTGATATATTAAAGAATCTAGTGATTGCTCAAAGGAATCCATAATGAACATAGATATATTACGTAAAGAGATAGCCGAAGACGAAGGCTGTAAGTACGAAATTTATTTAGACCATCTAGGTCTGGAAACAACGGGCATCGGTCACTTGATCCTCGAAGGCGAGCCAGAGTATGGCAAACCCGTGGGTACAGTGGTCGAGCAAGATCGTGTCAACCAGCTATTCAAGCTTGACATGGCGATCACGATTGACGAGTGCAAAGTTTTGTACGACGACTTCGATGATCTGTCAGAAGAGTGCCAGCATATCATTGCGAACATGATGTTCAATATGGGTAGACCCCGCCTGTCTAAGTTCAAAGGCATGAAAGCGGCAGTCGATGCCCGCGACTTCAAACGCGCAAGCGAGGAAATGGTCGATTCGAGGTGGTACACGCAGGTAACTAACCGCGCAAGGCGTTTGGTCAACCGTATGCGGGCACTTGCAACCGACTGAAATCATTAAATAATAATACGGCCTCACGTCGAGTTCGTTTAGACTCGACGTGTGGTAGTACCTTCACCTCGACGAGAGACGAAGTTTTATCCGACCTCTCCCCAGTTGTCGCCCATTTCTGCATCGACCTTGAACGGAACCTTCAGATCAGGGACACATGTCTCCATGATCTCGACAATCCGTTCGGCTTGCCCCGGATCTTCGACATTGAAACACAGTTCATCATGCACTGTTAGCATCGGTAGCAGTCCCTCGGCGTAGCAATCGACCATCGCCTTCTTTGTCTGGTCAGCACTCGAACCTTGGATCAGCTTGTTCAACGCCTTGTATGTAAAGGCTGGGCGAATCCTGCCCACACCACCGTATTCCTTTGCCGCCGCTTCTAGTGGCAGTGGCTTGGTGTATCCATATGACTTAGGTTCCCATAGATCAAAGCGGCACTTGCGACCAAGCATAGTGCGGATGTGACCGAACTTCTCTGCTTGTTTCGCAGCCATGTCAGCAATGCCCTTAACGAACGGAACCTTCTCATGGTAGTTGGCAAGTAGTACCTTTGCTTCTTCCTCGGTTATGTCCATGACACCAGCAAGTTTCTTCCTGCCCATGCCGTACATGATACCAAGGTTAACAGTCTTGGCTTCCTTACGAGTAATGCCTGCAAGATCTGCCACCATCTGGTGAAAGTCTGCGTCATCGTTCTTATACAGTTCAACAACCTCGTTGATTGCAGGATGTGGATTCTTTATACTGGCGCAGTAGTGTGCCAGCCAGCGAGGCTCCTGTGAGGCGTAGTCAAACGACCCCCACTTGCAACCTTCCTCTGGTATAAACAACCCACGGATCATAGCCTTTAATTCTGGATCACGGGCAGGGATCTGTTGCAGGTTCGGGTTGCTCGATGAGAAGCGACCTGTCACAGTGCCGCCATCATCTGAACGAAGAGGATTAAATTCACAATGAATACGACCCTTATGCGAATGCTCAAGAATGGTTTCAATAAATGTTGTGTTGGCTTTGTTAAATTCACGAAGCTTTACTATCTTTGCCGCCAGTGGGTGATGGTGGTTAGAAAGAAACTGTTTTGTAAAGGAAGGCGCATTCGTGCCCTCTGTCCTATTGTACGGCAACCCAACGGAGTCGAACGCCTTTGCTATAGATGTGGCGACCCAAGGCTCAATGTAGTGCCCTGTTTCCCCTTTAATTTCCTCAAGTAGCTGGGTCTCTCGTTTCTTTAATTCCTTACGGGCGACTTGCGCTTTATCCACATCAACACGCACACCGTTGGTACGCATGTCTAACAGGGGACGAAGTAACCCAGACTCAAGGTCGAAGATCCCAGTGACCTTATCAGCTACCATGTCTTGACGTAGCCTGTCCCAAAGCTTCAGGGTTACCGCCGCATCTTGCTCGGCATACGGACCGACAAAGTTGCACGGCATCTTCCACATCTCTGACTTAGGGTTGACGCCAAAGTAGTCCGC